TTGCGCAGGCACGAGGTACTTGTGGGTGTGTGGACACTGACCCTGTGCCCTGAAACCCCAATGATATCAATGGGTTAGCTCATTGTACATACGACACTGAGCGATGGTCTGCACTCTCTTGAGTGCACAGATTACCATGTCTCATGCTGTTGGCTGTTGGTGGTGTGTGTCATTGGTAGTGACCAATGACATGTACATACCCTAATACCCTGCCGTCCTCTCGATGCCGTGTGTGCTACCACGCATGGTCTATGACTATGTGCTGTAGGGAGAGCGGCATATGTCTCGGTACTCCCAACCTCGTACCTCGGTTGGTCCGTTCCTCTGTCGTGCGCCAACCCTGCGATCCTAGTGCGTGGTTGGATCGCGGAACAGTTCGCGGAGCTTGGAGCGAAGCTCATTCTCCACCTCTTCCGGCCTCCTCTCATCCAGTGCTTGCACTGTATGGACATCCCGGAACATCCCGACCACATCGATTTTGCCTAAGGCAATCAAGGCACTAATGCGCTCTGACGGCTTTGCCGTCTCGTTTCGGCTCTCCTTCATCAAGCCGGAAAACACATGTCTCCTGATAGCTACGCTATCCCGATGCATCGAAGCCTCAGCCTGCTTTAGCAGGGCTTCGATCCTCGACCGAACCTTGGCATTCTTGGCAAGCTTCGATGCACTGACATTGATCGAGGCTGGCTTACCGCCCGCCCTGTAAGTGGCACGGTAAGCATCGCTCAAATTCTCGCCACGCACCACCAATTGCGCAAATGCTTCCTGCTTTGGCGAAAGGCCATGGCTGAAAACTCTCGGCATTCCCGGCAATGATCTGGTCACGTTGTCCTCAATACCAAGGGGGTATTGAGAAAGAATGTCATCTGGCCAAGCTTTTGCCAAGGCCATGGCTCCAATCCCTACGGTCTTGGAGCGGCGCACGCCAGCATCATGGCGATCACGTCACGCCCGCATCATCCCGGCATCATGACGCGAGTTTCTTCGCTCGCGGCTCTCCTGCGCATTATGCGCACGGAGATCGCGTGTGAGAAAACCGTTGCAATAAATCGTCCGGTCCGGCATTGTTGGGGTCGGTTGAAGCCATGGATTTGGTCCCAGCCACTCCGGAAAGCAGGACTGCTCCCGGCAACAAGGTAGCGACGTGATGTCGGGACCAACAGACCGGATCAACCGGTTGCCGCAGACCAAAGGTCTGGTGAAGGCTTCTCAAAGATGGATGCGAACCGCAAAGCTGCTGACTTACGTCAGGATAGAGGCTGCGAAGGGTTCACAGTCAGGGTCAAGAGCAATCGTTCGGTGATGCTTGGCCACACCCGAAATCCGAGTAATCGGATTGTAGCGGGGTCCAACAGCAAACTCCACAAAGTGGCAAGGCTGTTCGGCCCTTGTGCAATCCTGAAAGGATTGAAAAATGGCTAAAACTGCAAAAATCACCACCACCGCAGCATCCTCGGAGAGGATGTCCCGTGAAGAGCTTCTGGCGTCGGTCGCCGGTCTGGAATTCCAGACCTGTGAGATCATCGGCGGCAAGAAGTTCCCCAAGGGGGAAAAGTTCGACTGCATCAAGGTCGGCGTTTCCAAGTGGGGCAAGGCGTATGCCGTCATCTCTGTTGACGGTGACGACCAGTTCTGCGACCCCGCCAACCTGAAGCCTCTCAAGGCTTTGGTCCCGGCAAAGGTCGCTCTGGTCAAGGCTGGCCTTGAAGAGGCTCGGGATGCGGTGATCGTTGTGTCCGGCACCATCAAGAGAGAGAGCGAGAACGCTGTTCTCCTCTCTCACCACGGCTGGTTCAAGCCGCGTTGGTTCCCCAAGTCGCTGATCACCAATCTCGGTGACCACGAAGACGGCGAGCAGAACCTCTATGAGGTTCCGGTGTGGAAGATCAAGGCGGATCACGGTCCGCTCGGCGTGGAAGCACTGGAAGCCCTTCAGGAGGGCTTTCAGAAGATGCTGACGCCGAAGGCCAAGCCGGTCACCTCTAAGAAGAAGTGACCACATGGGGGAGAGCTTCGGCTCTCCCCTTTTTTCATCCCCTCTCAGCTAGATCGGCCTCTTACGAGGCAACGCTCTTGCGAGAGACACTGATTGTCAGTGTCTCTTTTAGGAGCCATCACGATGGATATTCTCAACGAACGTTTGGTCAATCTCCGCGAAATCAAGCAATACTTGCTTGAGGAACGCAACTTCGCCATTCGGCAGAAGGATTGGCCTCGCGTGACGGTGTTTCGTCAGAAACTCCGTCAACACAGCGAACAGGTCGCCATGGTCCTTCACATGAAGGGCGAAATCAACCGGGGAGCCTAAAGGCTCCGGGGAGCGGTTCACCACGCCGCTCCCCAAGCTCTTGCGGGAAGGACAGAATGGTTCTGTCCTTCTTTTAGGAGCCATCGCTATGGGTTGGAAACCAGAGGTTTTCGTCGAGAATAAATGGTCCCGCAACGGACTGGTCTTTGCCTCTGAACAAGAGGCAAAGGACAACGCCAAGGACTTGATGTTTCGGTGGATGAACGTCACCGACAGCCGCGCCGTCGAGGTGGTCGGCGAACCGGCTAACTACAGCTACGCTGACCACCAATTGGTCGCCATTGCCAAGGACTAACGTCCTTGTGTCGGGAGGGCTTCGGCTTTCCCGGCTCTTGCGCCAAGCATTCATCCTGAATGCTTGTTTCAGGAGCCATCAAATGACCTATTCGCTTTCGGCATACATAGTGCTGTTCTACAGCGCTATGTTTTCCGCCGTCTCGGTGATCACCATCAAGCGAAACCCTTGGGTTTCGATCTACATGAGCACCACCAGCATCATGCTGATTGGCGCTCTCTACATGGCTATCGGGTGATGCAGGGGGAGCCGAAAGGCTCCCCCTTTTTTTATGCCTTTTTTCGCGTGCGCGAGGGGGATCGAGGGGAGCACACACGAAAAGGCACGCACACACGAATGCCTATAGAACCAATGAGGGTCAATATCCCAAACTGGTGGCTGCTCTCTGATGTGTATGATTTCATTGAGGATATTTATAGGTCGGTTATTTCCATTAATTTCCATAAATTCCTTACTGGGTGGAAATATCGTGCGGCCTGTGCTTGGATCGAACCCTGAAGGGAGATCGATCACCCATGGCTGACAATATCTCACAGGTGGGCCGCTCCTGCGGCCCCTGCTACCACTGCAAGTCTGACATGTGGTTGCCTTATCCGCTCTACGAAGCGGCTAAACGCTCAGACAAAATCACCTTCTACTGCGCCTACGGACACCCACAGGTGTTCGCGCAAGGCGAGAGCGATCTAGAGAAGATGCGCCGCGAACGCGACCGGCTCTTGCAACGCACCGTCCAGCTTGATGAAGCACGAGTTGAGGCCGAGCGCCGCTTGGCGACAGCGCAAAACATGCTCAACCGGCAGGGAAAAGAAATGGTCAAGGCGCGCAAACGCGCGAAGGCAGGGACTTGTCCATGCTGCCATCGCACGTTCCGTCAAATGGCGCTGCACATGGCCAAGCAACATCCTGAGTTCAAAGCCGACTTAAATCCCTTGGCTTCTGCCAACAAGCGACTTGATGGAGAGGCAGCATGAACGAGATCATCAGCGAGATCATCCAAAGCGTTCTCGCCTTCGGCATCGGCTTTGCCGTGGCGAAACTCGTAGGAGAAATGCGCAAATTTCGGAGGAAGCCATGAGCAGCAAATTCCCGACCTTCCGGGCGCGGCTGAAAGCCGTAAAGACCCAAGCCGATCAAATGGATGAAGAACTATGGGCCATGGCAGAGGCACACATTGCAGAGCTAGAGCGCGCACTGCGCGCATGCGAAGCCTACGCAACGGAACTCGCAGAAAAAATAGATGCCCACAACGAAAGAGCCTGACATGAGCGATCCATATGCAGATGCTGGCATGGACAATCCGCCAGAACCGGCGAGTGACATCCTGAAGCAGATGCAGCGAGAACAAATCGAGTTGCTTCAACAGCGCGTGGAAGAACTAGAGTGGACGCTTCTACAGGCAGAGCGAGATCGATGCACGAAGCTCGACAAGATACCTGCGTATGAGCACGACGATCTGCACATTGCGTCATGGAAGCTAGGTTGGAACACTTTCCATGACGCCGTTAGGAGAAAAACCATGAGCGCCGAACCAATCACCGAAGAACCGATCATCCAGTTTTTCGCACACTCGCATCTGCCAGAGCATCTGCAAGAGGTGTCCCGACCGTTCGCCCAACTGGCCAATGTCCTGACCAGCACCCTGCCGCGCAATCCCGAGCGCACGGTCGCGCTGCGCAAGCTGCTTGAGGCCAAGGATGCTGCCGTCCGGGCGAGGCTCTTCAAGTGAGAAACCTGCTCTTGCTCAATGTCTATCGTGACGTATCGAAAGAGGTGGTCGCCCACTTTGGCAACACAGGTGACGAGACATGCGGTGCATTCTTGGTGCCGTCTCCGCTCGACAGTGCTGCCATGCGTATTGTCGCATCGGCAGATATGGATTGGGATCACGTCAGCGTCTCGCGCAAGAACCGCTGCCCCAACTGGCAGGAGATGGAGCACGTCAAACGCCTGTTCTTCAAGGATGACGAGACGGCCATGCAACTGCATGTGCCGGTGTCCGACCACATAAGCGTGCATCCAAACTGTCTTCATCTCTGGCGCTGCCAGTCGCAACCCATTCCAATGCCGCCGAAGTGGATGGTCGCATGAGCAAGAAATCGCTGACCCCCGAAGAAGTCCTCATGGTCGCGCACGGGGCGATCACCTACGGCATCTCCCAGCACCATATCGCCGGGATGTACGGCGTCGATAGCGGGCGGGTTGCCGAGGCTGTCGTGGCCATGCGATGGGCGATGGAAAACCACCGCGACATCTACAAGAGCATCCAGAAGGCGAAGAAGAACGGCATCGCCAAGGACAAGCCGCTCGCCCCGACCCCCATCGAGGAATACATCGCAAGCCTCCTACCTAAACCTACAGAAGCTACAACGAAATTGGCAGACTGACCACTAACCCATTGATCCTGAAGGTCGCGACGGATGTGACGGGGGCGGCGAATTACCAAATCAACAACTAACCGCCTGATCGCGCAGGGATTTAATTTTTGCACATTTTTGCACATTCCGCGCGCTTCACGCTCTGCATCCTGTTCTCGACTATGAGATGAACCCGGTGGATAAATCGTCCGGTCGGGCCTATCATCGTGGTTCGATCAAAGGAGCCACCAAATGAATTATGATGATGTCCTGCTGCCGCAGGCTGATGCCGAGAGGATGATGATCCAGATGATGGAGCATCTTGCCGATTGGCCGATCAGATCGCCCGAAGCCTTCCGCAATGCCATGCTTGGACCGATGGCCACATGCGCCATCAACCCGATGTTCGGCATCACCGAGAAGGAAGAACTGGATTTTATGCGCGACAGGGTTGGCAACGCCATCGCTGAAGGCCGCATGATCGATTTCGGCTTCATTCCCAACGAACTGATGAAGCAGGAGAGCCTGAAATCGAGGACCATGTTCGAGGCTGGCGAACTCCAGCATCCCTATGGAGACTGGGTGGCCACATCCACATGGGAGGGCGGCTTCAACGGCTATTATTTCTGGGTCGATCCGGAAGACCCAAGGGACACGCTGTGCTTTGAACTGTACGGCGTGGCATTTCCCCCACCCGAGGCCATCGATGTCGTGCTGATCTACGACATCATCAAGATCGAGGCCGAAGGCATTGGCGAAACGCATATCAGCGCCGCCAAGACCCTCATGGAGGACTACAACACCGACAACGAGCAACTGGAATTGCGCGGCGCGAACTGCCTCGATCCGCTGGTCACCATGTTGAGGCTCTTGGCCGACGCCTCGGTCCCCATCATCGACCACCCGGAACCGATCAAGCTCAACAGGAGGCGGGTAGCGCAGGGCAAATTCCCGATCCCGGCACACGCCTCGGTGCTGACCAAGGACTATGTGTCCTCGTTCCATGCCGCCAAGAACGCAAAAGCCCCAAGCAAGGGTGGTCACCACGCCTCCCCGATGGCCCATTGGAGAAGAGGGCATAAGCGGCAGTTGGCCAGCGGTCAGGTTGTCCCCGTGCGCTCGTCCAAGGTGAACTGGAGGAATACCGAAACCCTGCACCGCCTGTTTTACAGGGTGCCGAAGTGACCAGCGGATTGAAAAAACTCAAGAGAAAGGCAAAGCGAAGAGCCATGAAGGACAAGGTTAAGGCGAGCCTCATAGACGCAACGCTGCAAGGCCAGCCGCTATTCGTGGTCCGTCGCTACGGCCACTGGGCAATAGCAACCACCGATTTTCTCGGCAGGAGGGAAGAGTTCTTCCACTGGAAGGAAACATACAACCACATCCATCGCACCAATGCACCGACGCTCAAGGAAGCCTTGGAACTGGTGGATGCTTTTTGGGACAGCCGCGTGACAACACTGGATGGAGAGAGACTGTGAAGCGGGAACCTACCCTGCTCGACAGATACCTTCAGGTAAAGGGCCACGAAGGCCCGCCGCTGTCACGCTATCTGGAGGCGCACAAATTTGTCTTCGATGCCAAGGCCAGCAAATTCGTTGGCGATCTTCTAAGACGTGCGCCTTTGGAAATCTTGCAAGAGCATGAGTTCGCTCGCACCCCGTTCCCCGTGACATGGGTCGAGATCGACCACACCGCCTACTGGGAAGGCTTGGGCCTTGCTAGCGCCATTCCGCCGGACGGCAAGGAAGACACCCATGTCGGCTTCCTGTTCGATCACAACAAGGTCTGGATGATCTCGATGGCGGCTGACGGCAGGGGGCCAGACCTGATCCCGCTCATTCTCAACATGCATCAGCGGATCAGCCCCGATCAGGAACGGCGTTTCGCTGAAGATTTGATGACATCACGCCTGACGCTGCGCTTCGCCATGCTGGGTTACATCAACGTCCCGCCCGACAGCGACTGGTGGAAGGGCGAAGAGGCCGACGAAATCTGCCGGTCGCACCGCATGGAATGGTACGACGGCACCCGGTTTGGCCCGATGCCGCGCGAAGCCAAGCTTGCAACCCTGCAAGGATCAGCAGGTCACCTCAAGCTGGTCGTCGCCTTGGCCCTGCTGCTGACCCGTCCCGGCAGGAAGGTGATGCTCAACTCAGATGTAGCGCATCACCGCACGATCTTCAGGGGCAAGAACATCGTCTACAAGGCGCACCACCACGTCACCATCAGGCTGGCTCACCGCGATCCCGTGGTCAGGTTCACCACGGCGCTCGCCACCGGCCTGCACAGACGTAGACATGGCGTGAGAGGGCATTGGGCGCAGACGCGCAGATTGATTGCACGTGGCTGCGGACACCAGTGGGATATCATTGACAAAGATCATTACCAGTGCGCCGCATGCAGCGCGAAACGCTGGTGGGTGAAGCACCATGCACGTGGCGATGCCACCCGTGGCTTCGTCACCAAAGACTATCCGGTAACCACATGAGGGAGTTTTCAATGAACGAGGCAGATCGCAGCGCCATGCTGCTCACGACATCACCGGCACTCAAGGCACCGGACAAGGCCACACTTTGCTCGATCACCGAGCACAGCGGGCAGGTCTTCATCAACTGTGCCGGGTTCAAGCGGAGCTTTCCCACCATCGGTGCCGCCGCGAAATATCTCGATATGCCATGGGAACAGCTCGACCAGATGCTCGAAAACGAGCGGGATGTACTTATCCTGCTTCGGCGTGATCATATCGATCCGTGGCGGTCAGCCCGGACAATCAAAGGAGAAAAATAGTGAAGAACGTTACCGTACTGCGCGATCCCAACACCCATCAACTGGTCGAACTGAAGAATGTGGGTGACGCCTGCAAGATATTGCAGCGTGAACTGGCGCTCCGTGCGCAGCGGCGCATGCGCAGGGAAACCGGGTTCACCTACAAAGACCTCGCCGCCAAGGCAGGATGCCACAACACCACGCTCTACAAGATAGCGGATGGAACGACCAAATGGCCGCAGCTACGTACCTGTATTCTGATTTTCGCGGCAATGGGCTTTACGATGTACGTTGGGAAATAATGGGGAAGAACCCGATCCGCTTCATGGCTGGCAACTATGTGCATCGCGTCGATGACGCCTGCTACGTCCAGCTTGGCGATGCCACGGTCTATTTCGCTGGCGAGAAGATCATCGCCTTCGTGGCCAGCAATGTCATCTACCGCACCTCAGAACTCGACAATGGCATCGTCTACAAGCGTATTCGCTCTGCGGTCATGCGGCACAAGGCCAGCAAGGTACACCAAGTGACGCGGGACGACCTTCACACCATGGTCGAGGCCGCGATCATGACCATGGCTTCGAAACTGGTCGATGAAAGACTGAAATGAACAGGATGATGAAACGGGTAATCAGGAGGGCAAGGAGGCATAAGATGTCAGATTTCTTTTTCGTGGACGACATGGACGACGAGCGCATCTACCTCTCCGTCTCGGTGGGCGAGGTGTGGCTGTACTTCTACAAGGAGATACTGATCGGCGTGCGTGACATGCGGACCAACAAGGCCATGTTTCTCGCAGCCACGCCCACCAAGGAAGACGGCTATTCGCACCGGCACGAGATCACCCAAGAGGTCGTGGACAGGGCGCTCAAGGAACCCTACCCCAACGCCCTGCCTATCAAGTACCTGCCTGCGGACGAACTGTCCGCTCTCGCCCTGCAATGGGTGGCTTCCGGCTTGATCAAGCACGTCGATAACGCACTCGCCTAACCTCCATCCTTAGATATGTCACGGCACAGGGTCGGTGGGAGGTTGACAGCCGACCGGGCCGTTCGATAGGTTGGGGGCCGGACGATTAATGTCCGAATTAAAAACCATCCACAGGAGAAACGAAGTGAAGATCAGCGACGCCAAAACCCTTCTGGGTTCCATTCTTCGGTACAACATTGAGCAGCATCTGGCCAATGTGTCCCATCGGCATTTTATCATTCCGTTCTTCGTCGGTGACCCCGGCGTCGGCAAGACGGCGATCCCCAATCAGGTCGCTGAAGAGGAAGAGGTTCCTCTCCACACCACCATCATCGCTCAGTACGATGCCGGTGAACTCGGCGGCTTCGGCCTCCCCACCGATGTCATCTTTGAGAGCGAGGACGGCTCCCGCCACACCGAGAAGCGTGTGATCAGGGCGAGGCCGGATTATCTCCCCGATCCGCGAATGCCAGATGGCATGGTTGCCCTCTGGAATTTGGACGAGTTGCCGCAGGCATTCCTCGCCAACCAGAACATTTGCTCGCAGATCGTCAACGAGTACCGTCTCGGTGAGCACGCCATCAGCCACGGCGTCACCATCTGCTGCACCGGCAACAAGCCTGAGAACAAGGCAGGCACCACCACCATGCCGATGCACCTGAAGGATCGGCTGATGTTCATCACCATCGAGGCCGACCACGCAGACTTCCTCGCTTATGCCAACAAGCGGGGCCTGCATCGCTGGGTCCGTGCCTTCATCGGCAAGAACCCCGCCTATCTCCACAAGTTCGAAGTCGGTGTGAATGCCTTCCCGTCGCCCCGCTCTTGGGAGAGGGTTTCCGAACTGCTGAAGATGAACCTGATCCCGCATATCCTGACCGAGTGTCTGTATGGACAGATCGGTGAAGGCATGGCCTCGCAGTTCCTCGCCTTCATCAAGGTAGAGGACAGGATGCCCACCGCCGAGCAGGTGATCAAAGACCCCGACAGTGTGCCGGTGTTCGAGAGCCGTGACGCCGACATCCTCTACATGCTGATCGCCAATCTGGTCGAGGTGGCCCAACCCAAGACGCTGGCTCCCATCATCCAGTACCTGAAGCGCCTGAAGAACAAGGAATTCTTGGCGATGTGGGCCAAGGACGTTCAGGCTCGGCACCCGGAAGTCAACGACCACAAGCTGATGACCGAGTTCAAGTTAACCGAGTTGACAAAAATCCTGATCTAATCCGCCTCAAAACAGCCCGGTCCCCTCGGGGATCGGGCATAACAAGGAGAAATAACAATGGCTAACACCCCCGTATCACACCGTGCAGTGCTGGTGGAACTGAACCAGCGTGCATGGCGAGGGCATATCGCTGACCGTGAAGTGGCAGCGCAGGCCGAAATCCATGCCGGTGCCGAAATGGGCACCATGACCGTCATCAAGCAGCTTGCTCCCAAGCACCTGATCGACCCCATCAACAAGATCAGGAGGCTGGGCCGCGACGAGCACCGCCGCATGACGGTGCCGGGACTGTTCCAGCATCAGTACCTGCTGCCGACCCGCATGTTCGAGACGTACATGATGACGCAGGAAGAGATCAAAGAGAAGTTTTTCGAGGCTGTCGATGCCTTCGACCGGGTTTACCCACAGCTTCTCGACCGGGCCAAGATCAAGCTCGGCACCTCCTTCAAGGATCGTGACTTCCCGCAGATCGGCTCGATCAAATCCTACTTCGACTACAAGGTGCAGGTTGGACCGGTGCCGGAAGTCAACGACTGGCGGCTCGATGGCGTGTCATCCAAAGCGACCGACGACATCCGCAACGAGGTCGAGGACAGCGTTCGCCAGATGTACAACGAGGCCACCCGGACCATGTTCGACCGGACGAGGGCCATGCTGGAGAACTTCGCCAGTCAGGCGAAGAACTACAATCCCAAGTCCCCTGCCGCCACGCTGCGGGATGCCACCATCGATCAGATGAAGGAGTTTGCCGAGGTGGTCTGCGACATGAACATCACTGGCGATCCTCTCTTGGAGCGGGTTGGCAAAGAGATGCTGCGTGACTTCGCTGACTTGCAGGCGGTGGAACTGCGGCGCTCCGAGGAACTGCGCTCCGACATCGCCACCAAGGCCCAGAAGATACTGTCCAAGCTGGCCCCGGTGAAGAGGATCGCAGCATGATGGGAGGGGCTTCGGCCCCTTACTCCTCCTTCTTAGCCGGACGATTTCCGGCATATTGACCACAACCCCCCGACGGGGTATGGTCGGACGATATTAATCAACCACCACACAGGAGAGACTGATGTCCCTTATCTCTGAAGGGATCGAGAAGATTACCAAGGCGAAGACCAAACTGGTCCTCAAGCATCCCTTCTTCTCGATTATTGCCCTCGCCATCGTGTTCAAAAACGCTGGCGAAGATGGAATGCACTCCATCAAGACGATGGCCACCGACGCCAAGCATATCTGGTGGGACGAGGTGTTCGTGGATGCTCACAGCGTCCTCGAAATCTGCGGCGTCATCGCCCACGAAGTGCTGCATGTGGTGTTCTTCCACTGCCTGCGCCGTGGAACCCGCGATCCGCTTCTCTGGAACATCGCTTGCGATTTCGCCATCAACCACATCGTTCTCGATGCCGGTCTGATCCTGCCGAAGGATGCGCTCTTCGAAGAGAAGTACCGCAACTGGCTGGTCGATGCGATCTACGACGATCTCTTGGAGAACATGCCCAAGGTCACCGAAATCTGGGTGATCCCCGGCGATGGCGACCAAGAGGGCAAAGAGGGCGATCAGCCCGGTGGCCAGCCCGGTGGGCAACCCAGCAAGAAGCCTCTGTGGGGCATCGCCATCGAGCCGAGGAACGATGACGGCACTCCCATGAGTGACGCTCAGAAGTCGGAACTGGCCGAGGACATCAAGGTCAAGGTCATCGCCGCTGCCGAGGCCGCGAAATCCATCGGCAAGCTGCCCAAGGCTCTTGAGGGTCTGATCAAGGCGCTGGGCAAGCCGTCCGTGAACTGGAAGGAATACATCCAGTCATGGGTGTCCGGCAAAACGCCGGACGACTACACGTGGAAGAAGCCCAACCGCAGGATGCTGGGCCTGTACAACATGATCGCTCCGTCGATCCAGTTGAACGGTGCCGGTGTCGGCGTGCTCTCAATCGATACGTCAGGATCGGTGAGCGACAAGGAACTGAAGCTGTTCATCACCGAGATCGTCGGCGTCATCGAACTGTGCAACCCGGACAAGCTGTACATCATGCAGCACGACACAAGGGTCAACCGCATCGATACCTACGAGGCTGGCGACCTGTTCGACAGTCTCAAGATCACCCATCGGGGCGGCACCAACATCACGCCGTCCTTCAAGGAGGCCAACAAGCTGGACGAGAAGGTGGACTGGATGATCTGCTTCACCGACATGGGGATCAATGATTTCCCCGTCGCCAAGGATGCACCTGACTTCCCGGTGCTGTGGGCGGCGACCGGTCCCGACATCGCTCCCTTCGGCACCTACCTGCCGCTGAGGGATGCGCTGAGTGCGGCGTCGTGAGCCGCATCAAGAGGCGGGCCTCAGCCGTGGAGCGGCAGCAGGACATGAAAACCCTGCGCCGCATCCTCCATGCCTACAGTTCCGACCTGAAGGACTACAGGCGGATCAAGGGCTACGGCCTCAACAGCGAGATCGATGCGCTGATCACCCGGTTCCATACCATGAAGCAGACGGAGCGGAACCGCGACGGCGATCCGCTCTATGCCAAGGGCAAGATGATGGCGGCAGAGAAGCAGCGCATCACGTCCTGCCTGACCACACTGTGCACCACCCGCAAGTTCAACGAGGAGATCACCGTTGGCGGGCCGCACAGAGGCACCGCCGAGTACATCAAGGCGAAGAGGTACGGCAAGCCAGATGTCAAGATGTGCGTCGGCTGGCTCTGGCATCGCAACGTCTGGGAAAAGATGTACAAGGATGGCCGCTTCCTCAACAAGGATTACATCATCCTGTCGGCCACGGAGTACAAGGTCAACGTGCCGCACATCAGGCTCTATGAAGTATCGACCTATGGCATTGCCGAAAAGCAGACTGTCATGGGTTGGATAGGACAATCAAAGCTGGGCAAGCAGCTTTGTGCGTTTAGGTTAGACAGAAAGCTTGCAATCAGCGTAGCCCAAAGCTTGGCTGTGACAGCAATAAACGAAACTCTCAAAGGAGAAGTGCAAAATGGCTAGTGTTATCGACGCAATCAAGGGTGCAGAAGCAATGAACAACGATCCTGTCATCAACCCGGAATTCCAAGACCTCTTGGATGTCCAGTCCGAGGTGTCCTACGAGGAACTGAAGAAGATGATCATTGCGGAGGGCATCCGCGATCCCATCGTGACGTGGAAGGAGAAGAACGAGGTGGTCGATGGCCACAACCGCTTCAAGATCAGCAAGGAACTGGGCATCCCCTGCCCCAAGGTCGAGAAGTCCTTTGCCGACGAGGCCGAGGTCAAGCAGTACATCATCCGCAACCAGCTTGGCCGACGCAACCTGACCCCGGCACGGTTCGAATACTACATCGGGAAGTTGTACAACGAGCAGAAGGCGACGACCTTCGAAGAGAAGGCCGAGGCCAAGGGCAAGACCGCCGAGAAGATCGCGGCGGAATTCGACATCTCCGAAAAGACCGTTCGCCGCTACGGCACCCAGACCCAAGGCATCGACGCCATCGAACGTGTCAGGGGCAAGCTGGCGAAGAACCTGCAACTGTCGAACAAGCCGACCTACACGGCGGAAGAGGTGGCGGCGGTCGCCGCCGCTCCCAATTCGGCGGTGGTCGCCAAGACGCTGAAGCACATCGACACCTACAAGGCCAAGGCGACGGCAGAGAAGGCCGTCAAGAAGGCCGAGAACAAGGCGGTCAAGGAGGCCGTGGTCGAGAAGCAGACGCTCTACGGGGTGGCTCTGTGCCAGCCTGACTTCGAAGCGTCGGGGTTCAACGTCTCGACCGAGCCGAAGCCGACGCTCGACAAGAATGCCGCCGTCTACATGGTGGTGCCGGACGAGCGACTGGTCGAGGGCATCAAGCTCTTGGAGAAGTGGGGCCTGCGCTACGAGGCCAGCTTCATCTACTGGTCGAACCATCCGGAAGACGGGGTGTTCTCCAAGATCGTCCACAAGAACGTGTTCCTCGCCACCAAGGGCCAGATCATTGGACCCAAGGCTGGCAAGGAAGCCACGTCCTGCGTCCTCCTGAATGGGGACATCGGTCCTGCCGTGATCAAGCTGATCGACAGCTACCACAACGGCAACACCAAGAAGCTCGACATGCGGCGCGGGGCCAAGGCCAGTGCCGGTTGGGATATCGTCTCCACCAAGTAGGACTTGGGCTTTGAGGGGCGGCGCGTTGCCGCCCCTGTTGGAGCAAGTCCGCTCAGAAGGAGAAACCAATGACACACGAAGAAGCGTGCCAAGCGCTTGAGGAATTGCAGACGCGGCTCAAGTTCGATATCGCGCCGCTCCTGACCAAGCTGCCCCACAAGGAGGTGCAGAACTATCCCGGCATCCAGCGCCTCAAGCGCCACCTTGCAGCCATCGACCACGCCATCGCTGTCATCAAGGAGACGGTCACGATGTCGAAGCGGGCGATCATCCAGAAGAAACTGAACAGCGCCACCGAGCAGGACCGGGGCATGGGAGAATGGGAATGAGCCAGCCTTACTTCGATATCCAGAAGGCCATCGACACGATCAACAATGGTCCCGTGCTGGACAACATGGTCGTGGAGATGGGGAGGCACCGGCTCAAGCTGGAGAAGGTGGCGACCATGTACCACCGCGTCCCCAGATGGGGGAACAACGATGACTACGTGTTCCGCGTCGTCCTCGATGATCAGGAAGTCTGGGAGGGCAACGGGTTCAGCCGGGTGTTCATCCGGCCCATCCTCGCCAACCGCGACATCGTTGATCGCATCTACCGGGTCAAGCCCACGTGGCTCCCCAAGGATGTGCATCTGAAGACGGCGAACAACCTGATCGACCACGCCATGATGACCATGCTGGGCCTTGTCACCGACACGGTACGGTGAGATGACCAAAATTTTGCGCAAAATTGGGAAGAGAGGAAGACACATGGTTGAGTACGCACTTACCAAGCCCGTCCTGATCGACAAGATGATCGTTCAGGTGGAGCCGCCGCATACCCGCGAGTATCCCACCCAGACCGCCTCTATCGTGGTCAACATCGAGGGGATGCCGTCGCTGGTCGAACTGGTCTTCGATCTTGAGGACGCATTGACCGCTGGCATGATCAAGGTGGTCGAATGAGCCGCGCCGGGGAACCAACCGACGATGACTACAAGGCGTTCAATCGCAAGCTGGAGATCGCCGCTCGCGATGCCATCATCCTGTGCCGCAGGAAAATGGAGGGCGAGGAAAACGTAAGCGGCGCGGTCCTTCAGATACTAAGCGACGCCATAGCCTTGGTGATCATCACTTGCTGCCACCCTCAAACCAAGGAAGCCATGGTCAGAATGGCCGAGATTTGGGGCGCGGAAATCATCCACACCATCGAACAGCAACTGAAGAAATGATCATGAGGACGCTGATCGCTCTCTTGATGATGTCTGCCCCCGCATGGGGGCAGACCTGTACCATCGTGACCAACGGTGCGCTGCACGTGTTCCAGCACGAGCTTGCGCACTGCAATGGCTGGACGCATGCGCCATTCGAGGCGGGCGTCGATCCGCCCGACAACTACGTGCATGAGTATGACGGGGAGCTAGTGGTCTATCTGACCGGTGAGAATTACGACGGTCAAATGGATACCATGAGCTTTGCACAAATAGAGGCGCACTTCATAATGGCTTGGGACCGCACGGTCCCGGCGCTGTGCATGGCCTTCTGGAAAGAACGCGGCATCTATGCCGCCTCGGAGAAAGTCAGCAAGATCGTGGGCTGTTCGATCAAATGAAGTTTGCAGTGGTCATGGAGAACGGGGATGGCTGGCACGCGCTGGTCAAGTCCGATCACTATGACCGCTGCTTCGCCGTCTTCAAGCTGTGCGAACTGCACCTCGCCAAGCTGTACCCGAAGGCAGAGGTCAAACTGTCCCCCTACCACGAGCAGAACCTACGGGTGGGCATGCACCCCGACCGGGAACTTGTGCTGTCGAGGCTGCTTGCCTCCGAGTTCCCGCTGCCTGTCGCCCATGACATCTTGGAGGGCAGCTATACAAAGCCGTAGGCTTTTGATGCTGTCGTGCCACGGGATATCCAACAGGACCAGATTGATCAGTGCCGTGCGGTAAGCGCGGCCCATCGCCGCGTCCATCCTCTTCATGACGTGGCACACTGACATAACCGCATTGGCTTTGCGGTCAGCCATCCTTGAGGGGTCGCTGTGTGCCACGCCATTAAAGTCTGGCGACTTCAGTCCTACGAAGGTTGCCTTATGGAGCTTCTGGAGTAGGGCCACCAGCATCGAATGCTCGGCTGCGGTGATGTCGTCATGCAGCAGAAGCATGTCGATCTCTGTGTCGTCCACGACCTTGCCGTGATAGCCGCTGGTCGCGGTCAACTTGGGGACAACGGTGAAGCGCTGGGCCAGTTCCGATGGACCGAAGTCCACCGCTCTAGTTGAACTTGAAGCCTTCCGCTTCACTGGCATACCCATCTCTCGCCTCACGGTAGGTGGTCGGACCCGATGGGTTGTAGGGGTGTAGGTCATCCATGACACTTGTCAAGTAGGTGTTGGTCGCCACGTCGTAGAGGAATTCGTTCTCCCCCTCCTTGCCCATCCAGTCGTAGCGCGTCTTCCAGTTGATGATCTTGACACGGCCCGGCTTGTCGGGGACACGATACACGGTCAACCCAAAATCTGCTTTCGCATACCAAGCGTTGCTTCCTGAGATTGCATAGCCTCTCGGCGGGGGGTAGTTGCCGTCGCGGTCAGCCATGAGCTTCGTCGGATGCGCAACCAGCCAGAGATGGATGCCGTGGTACTGTGCCATCAAGCGCAGTTGCGTGAGCATGTCATCGATGAATTGGGTTTCGCTGTCGTCCGACCGGGGACGGGCGATGTAATTGTATGGATCGATGACCGCACCGGACACACCCCACCGGAACACCGCTGTCTTGACGCGCTCGATGATGCTCTCAAGCGAGGCTTTCTTGCCATCGTCTTGGGACAGGAACTTGAAATGTTCGTTGATGAACGGCAGGCAGTCCTCCATTTCCTGCTTGCTCATCCGTTCCCCGGCTCGGTCCGTCTCAAAGAAATGCTTCTGCGTCATCATCTCGCAGAGCTTGGCAATGTGGACATGGATGGGGTTCTCAAAGGAACAGATCGCAAAGACGGAGCCGTGCCGACGCGCAAGGTTGAGCATGAAGAAGTCAACGAGCGTTGACTTACCGTGGCCGGGGATGCCGGTCATCACGGTCAACAGTCCCGGTCCGCACGAGTAGAGTTCGTCTACCGGCGGCATACCGATCAGGGTGCGGTCCCCCAAACCATCCTCGTATAGTTTGATAACGCTGTCGGAAAACATTGCGGCTTCGTACAACCCCTCAATGGGCCAAGGCGTGGCGAGTTCCATGACCTCCTTGAGTTTTATCGCACCGTGCTTAAGAAGTACATCGTTGCCATCCTTGCAGTCGTCAGGATAGGCCACCTTCCAGCATCGATGCTTGCCAATTCGTCTCGCCAATTCGTCGGCTAACTTGGTGCCGGGTTCGTCATTGTCGCTGGCGATGATGATGCGCTTGGCCTTGTCGATCTTCTCCTTGGCCGACCACAGGAAGGCCATTGTGGTCTTGGTGTCCTTTGCCTCGTCGCCGCGCGTGAAGCTTGACGCCCCGTTCGGAACCGAGGTGGCGTTGGCTATGCCCGCTTCATAATACGAGAGCATGTCAAGCTCGCCCTCGCAGATGATCAGGTCTTGGCTCCTGTCCAAGTCGATCAGTTGCTGGCCGCACAGCGAGCCGAGCACGGCGTCCACAACGTTTGCTTTTTCTACAGTGCAGCGGACCTTGTGTCCCTGCTCCCGTCCGTTGACAATGTAGGGGACGGAGATGCCGTGGTCCTCCCGTTTCAGTTCGGGGAAGTAAGCCAGCGCATAGACAACGCCGAAGGCATTGGCTGTCTCTTCCGAGATGCCACGACCCTTGAGAAATATCTTGGACAGACTGTCCAGCGATACGCCCAGCATCTTGACCGCACCCTTGGGGACGGGCTTGGCCTTGGGCAGAGGCGAGGCCGCTGGCTCGTAGCTGTCATGATAATGGGGATCGAGACGCACGGCACCGGCTGCGTCGCAGTGGAAGCACATCCACATGGCCTTGTCGCTCTCGACCGTAACACTCAGGGTCGGAGCGCGTTTGTTCTTACGGCTTTCTGCACAGGCGAAGCATGTTCTTCGGTAGTGTCCGCTCCCTTTGGCCAGTGCCCAGATACGCAATGCATGCTTCTCGTCGTCTGTGTAATCCACAGCCTGCCTCGTCGGATGAAAGCCAATGCATGAATGGTGCCGCCCCACACTGTACGCTTTAGGACGCAAGACTGACAAGGGTGGAAGCAGCGATAATTATCGCATGGAAACCACCGAAAAGAAACCCTCCGGGAGTGGTAAACCGGAGGGTTCCGATTGCGGGAGGCGAGGCAGACCGTTCTTTGCAGGGGGGGCCGCTCGCAACGGTCATCTGGGGGTAGAGGGATGCCTCCCGCAGATCACATAATACCATAGCGGTTTGATTTCCATCAACCCATCCGGTTGCACAAAGACAGCAGACATGACAGGATCGGCGGATCGTCAGCAAACAGGAAGGAACCGACGGTCAGGAGAAAACCATGAACACAATGAAACCAGCCATCAGCCCAACCCTATTCGCCAAGAGGACGGGACTAGGTATCCACCTCGTCCAGAAGGCGGTGAAGATGGGCGACATCAGGTCTTTCGCGTTCGCCGGTCGGGTGCTTATCCCGTCGGACGAGATCGAAAGGATCACCAAGCAACTCAACCCAACAAAGGAGACTGAAGGACATGGCGAAGATCGTTAGCGTCCCTATCGGGGAGGTAGACCCCAACCCTTTTCGGCTGACGGGTGAGTACCCGTTCAGCGAGAAGAAATTAGAAACACTGCGGCGCTCCATCCAAGATGTCGGCCTATGGGAGGGCATCATCGGGCGCAGCAGTGGCAACCGTGTGGAGATCGCCTTCGGTCACCACCGGCACAAGGCGGCGCTCCTTGAGGGCCTGTCCCATATCCCGATCATCCTGCGTCAGCTTACCGACGAAGAGATGCTGAAGTTCATGGGCCGGGAGAACATGGAGGACTACAACACCAACTTCCTCACCCTCTTGGAAACATGGGAAGCCGCAGCCAAGTGGTGCTCTGTCGAGCACAACTCGGAGCAACCAACTGTTATCGCTAGGCTTCTTGGCTGGACCCGCTCACGCACTGACAGCGAGAGGGACATGCTCAACGAGGTGGCGAAGGCGTGCAACTCTGCCCACTCCCTGATCAAGGACGGTCATCTCGACCGATCAGACCTGACCGAGATGTCGGTCGGTGCCGCTCGTGAGATCGTGGAGCGTGCTCATGCCCGTGTCGCAGAGATCGACAAGTGGGCCAAGGAAAACAAGATCACCAAGTCGGTGGCCAAGAAGCAGAAGGCACACGTCTCCGGTGCCGCCAAGAGTGTAGCCAAGCAGGTGCGGGGTGGCACGGTATCGCAGCGGGACATCCGCCAGAAGGTGGACCTTGAGGCATTCTCCCGACAGATCAAGCAGGACAAGGCGGTCCCGAAGTTCCCCAACTTCGGCAATGCCTTGGCCGATCAGATACAGCGCATGCTGTCAGGCGACAGTGCCGACGAGAAGCTGACGGAACTGGCGGCAGTCGTACATCAGGCGACCGACCCGAACGACAAGCGGGTGATCGGTCGCATCGTATTCGAACTGGTCCACCTTGAGGATCGCGCTCGCGTCCACAAGAACCGGCTCGAAAACAAGGGGAAGGTCACGCCCCTACGCATTCTCCCCACTGGTGGTGGAGAATAATCAACGGAGGTAAGTAATGAGCAAGACGTTAACGGCAGAGAATGATGCGTTGACCACGATGATCGTGGACGCGGCGGTCACCATTCTCGAACAGCAGAAGCGCGTCACGTTCCGTGATGTCATGGCCAAACTTCTATGGTCAACCAGCCGCATCGCAGAGATCGACTGGCCAGCCCTGAAGGTCATCGTGGAAAAGAAACTGGGCGCGTCGAAGAGCCTGCCGCGTTGGGAACTGGTGCCGGTTCCCAATCTCTACCTTCAGTGGCTCGATGCGACGGATGCCCAGCGCACCAAGTTCAGCAGGAACGGGAAGGACATCATCACCCCCGCAACCCATGCTGAAATCTTCTGCCCGGTCAACAAGCGGGCCGATGCGTGGGTGACCATCGACACGGTGACTGAAGAGATGCGCGAGTATCTGGCATCCAACCGACGCAACCATATCGGCGGGCGCGTCAACGGAGCGAGGCGCTTGGGCAAGACGGCAGAGGCAGAGGGCTTGTCGATAGCAAGCCTTGAGCCGAGGGCACTGGTCAACGAGGTCATCCAGATCGTCGGCCTGCCACCCAAAAAGATAGCCGGTACAGTGGATGCACCGGCTACCATTGACGGACCTAAGAACTAACGGTTCCGTTAAACAAATAGGGGGCGGTGGACCCAGTGTCCATCGCCCCCTTTCGTTTCATACGGTTTCATACCGTGTCTTACTGTCTCACCTTCAGCGTCTCGACCGCAGCCTTCGACGCATCGAGCGCCAGCTTGAGATCACGCATGCGGTGCAGCACGTTGATCCGGATGCCGTCCGCCTCGGCAAGCTCCTTCTCCAGACCGGCGACGATGGTGGTCATCTGATCCAGCATCGAGCGGGATGCCCGCCCGGTGTCCTCGTTGGTCGCCTGCAATGCCGGGGTAGACTTGGCCGTAGGCACGGCGCGCAGCCGACGCTCGGACTGCTCGACCATATCGTTGAGATCATTGGCTAGATTGTCCATAGGATCACTCATGGTTTCTCCTTTCAGGGGATCAGTAGCAGGATGGTCAGCACATAGAGCACGTTCCATCCATGCTGTTTGCGACCGGACACGGCTTGTGTTCGCCGCTCCCGGCCATGGATGTAGAT